AGACAGTAATTGAGTCGAGGCATGACTTTGGTCCTGACCAGCCTTGGCATCCGATTCTGTGGCAGTTCTGCCGCTTCCTTGAGCACGTTGGCTTTGAAGGTGTACGCCAGAAAGTTAAGATTGATGGCGACCTCAATGAGTGTTTATTCCAGCGTTACTTTGAAGAGAAGCGGTACACTGAAGAAGATATTAAGGACTACTACGATGCGCTGAATGAGGATGCCGAATGAAACTACTGATGCTAGACATCGAAACAAGCCCCAACACTGCACACATTTGGGGCCTTCGTGACCAGTACATCAGTCCTGAGCACTTGCTAGAGTCTTCCTATGTCCTGTGTTGGGCAGCGAAGTGGTACGGCAAGAAAGAAGTCATGTTCGATTCTGTGTTCAAGACTAAAGAACCAAAGAATATGCTTCAGCGGATTCACGACCTAATCTCTGAGGCTGATGCTGTGTGTCACTACAATGGCACACGCTTTGACATTCCAGTGCTCAACAAAGAGTTCCTATTGCATTATCTGGCACCGCCTGCTCCTTATAAGCAGATTGACTTGCTAAAGGTAGTTCGCAAAGAGTTCCGTTTTGCAAGCAATAAGCTGGACCACATTGCACAGAGGCTTGGACTAGGTCAGAAGACTTCACATGAAGGCTATCAACTCTGGGTCAAGTGCATGAATAAAGACCCTGCTGCGTGGAAAGTAATGGAGAAGTACAACAAGCAGGATGTTCTGCTGCTGGAGAAAGTATATGATCGTCTGCTACCTTGGATTAAGTCTCACCCTAATCATAACCTCTTCAACGGTCACGGTTGTCCCAACTGTGGAAGCGGGAGACTGCAGAAGCGTGGATTTACCTACACCACCACCGGAACTTTCCAAAGATTCCAGTGTACGGATTGTGGTTCCTGGTCCAAATCCTCCAAAGCAATAAAGGAACACGCTAATGTCACAGCAGCATAAAACACTTGGCGACTACATCGCAACAAAGCAGATTGGCGGTGACCACTACAAGACTGGCATTCAGCCTTGGGATGTGTTCCTAGACTGGCAACTAGACCCATGGTTGTGTAACGTCATCAAGTATGTACAGCGGCACCATCGCAAGAATGGCAAAGAGGACCTGGAGAAGGCACTGCACTATTTAGAGTTTGCATTACAGAATTACGATAAGATTAAACAGACTTACTATGATAAACCATGAGCGACAACTACAACAGGCATTCGCGCTGCTAAAGGAAGGTAAGGACTGGCAGCAAGGATTTAACCTGTTTGAAAGCAGAGAAGTACAGAAACTACCATTTGAGTTAGGCGTAAAGACTCCACTGTCACGAGCACCACTGTGGAGGCCTGGAATGGACGTAGGTGGACGACATATTGTACTGTTGCCAGAGCAAGGCATCGGCGATACAATCATGTTTGCTAGGTTTATAGACCTATTAAAACAGTTACCAATCGCTTCTGTATCGATGTCAGTGTCTAGGAATATAGCACCGCTATTAGGCTCTCTTGGCCTTACTAATGTTATGCACGGGGAGTGTAATGTACCAGCAATGAAGGTAAAGATAATGTCGCTACCAACATTGCTACTACAATACAACTCATTTCCACACCTAAGTAAACCAAAGAAGGTTCACGGCAGCAAAGGTTACTTCAATGTTGGCGATGTAGAAAAGACGGACAAGATAGGATTTTGTTGGTACACTGAGAATACATCGTGGAACGCAGTCGCTAAGAAGATTCCAATAGACTTAGCAAAAGAATTCTACGATAAGTTGAGCAAAAAAAGATCTGTGGTATCATTGCAGATGCAGCAGGACTTCATGCCTCGCTATCTGGACTCTGATAGCTGGCTTGACACTGCAAAGAAGGTAAAGGCCTTAGATGCAATCGTGACTGTAGACACGGCAGTTGCACACTTGGCTGGAGCACTGGGGGTAAGAACTATAAACCTTATTGGGGAGGAAAGATATGCAGGATGGTTTTATTATCCGGTTAAGTCTGCTAAAACTCCGTGGTATGATTCTATGGAACTTATTTGGTATGAACCTTACACTAACTGGAAGGCAGGGCTAGATGAAGCACTGAAGAAACTATGTCGCTAACACTAAGAGATATTATGGAACGCATGAGCAAGCTGGACGAGATAACTTTATTAGAAGTCCTAAATATCTCATCTGAGGAATTGGTTGAGAGATTTGCTGATAAGATTGAAGATAAGTTTGATGAACTGGAGATAGACCTAGATGACTAAAATGAATAACTATTCTGAATTTATTGCAAAGAGTCGATACAGTCGGTTCTTGCCTGATATGAATCGCCGTGAGCATTGGCACGAGTCAGTGAATCGCTACATGGTGTTTATGTATAAGCACCTGCAGGACAAACACAATTACAAGATGACTGATGAGTTGTACAAAGAACTCAAAGACGCAATCATCAATCTAGAAGTAATGCCATCAATGCGGTCTATTATGACTGCAGGTAAGGCACTTGATCGTGATAACACCGCCGGATACAATTGTTCATACCTGCCTGTTGATGATCCAAAGGCCTTTGATGAGGCCATGTATATCCTTCTCTGTGGCACAGGCGTAGGCTTTTCTGTGGAGCATAAATATGTCAATGAATTACCTGAAGTCCCTGACCAGTTGTTTGATTCTGAGACTGTTATTTCGGTTGCAGACTCTAAAGAAGGATGGGCTAAGGCTCTCCGACAACTCATCGCTTTACTATATTCTGGGGAAGTGGCAAGGTATGACCTATCCAAAATTAGACCTGCTGGAGCCAGACTCAAAACTTTTGGAGGACGTGCCTCTGGTCCAGGGCCTTTGGACGAACTTTTTAAATTCACTGTTGCCAAGTTTAGAGCAGCCGCTGGTAGAAAACTTACATCAATCGAATGTCATGATATTCTCTGCAAAATCGGGGAGGTTGTTGTTGTGGGTGGGGTACGAAGATCAGCAATGATTTCATTGTCTGACCTTGAAGATGACCGAATGAGGGGAGCAAAAAGTGGAGATTGGTGGACACACAATGGACAAAGAGCACTCGCTAACAACTCAGCAGCTTACATTACTAAACCAGATATTGGACAGTTTCTTTCTGAATGGACAAGCCTTTATAACAGTCACTCTGGAGAGCGTGGTATCTTCTCACGAGCCGCAAGTAAAAGTCAGGCTAAGAAAAACGGGAGGCGTGATGGAGATTATGACTTCGGAACTAATCCCTGTTCAGAAATCATACTTCGACCATACCAATTCTGTAACCTCACAGAGGTGGTGGTCAGAGCAGAGGACACTGTAGAGACACTAGCTAGGAAAGTACGCATAGCAACGATCCTGGGCACATTCCAGTCTACATTGACACACTTCCCTTACCTGCGTAAGATATGGAATAAGAACACGGAAGAGGAACGCCTCTTAGGTGTGTCGTTGACTGGTATTTTAGATAATCACTGGATGGGAGAAGTCTGTGACAGCACTGCGAAGAATCTTGAACAGTTACGCGAAGTCGCCGTTAGCACCAATCTGGACTTTGCAACAAATCTGGGAATCCCTCAGTCTGCTGCTATTACTTGTGTCAAACCTAGTGGCACTGTTAGCCAACTTGTTGATTCTGCCTCTGGTATTCATGCTCGACATAGTCGTTATTACATACGAAGGGTTCGTGGCGATAAAAAGGACCCTCTTTCGACTTTTCTAGTTGAGCAAGGTGTTCCTGCCGAAGATTGTGTAATGCGACCAGACAGCACAGTAGTCTTTTCCTTTCCGATGAAGGCTCCTGAAGGAGCAAGACTGCGTGACGATCTAACAGCATTAGAGCACCTCGACCTATGGTTGATGTATCAGCGTCACTGGTGTGAGCACAAACCGTCTGTGACTATCTCTGTTAAGGAAGATGAATGGATGGATGTTGGCGCATGGGTGTGGAGGAACTTCGATGAAATCTCTGGTATATCGTTCCTGCCTTGGGACGGTGGTAGTTACCGCCAAGCGCCTTATGAAGAGTGTTCCGAAGAAGCATACAATGAACTCTTAGCAAAGATGCCTAAAGATATTTACTGGGACGGTCTTGTTGAGAAGGATGATAATGTCGAAGGCGCTCAGACATTGGCCTGCGTTTCTGGGCATTGCGAAATATGATTATAAACTTCTATCTTATTTCTGGTATGATGGTTGGTGCAGAATTCGTAAACTTAGACGATGACGAAGACTTTAACAAAGGCATAGTCATCGATTTGTTTGTGTTACGAATAATGTTTCTTTGGTAAAGAGTCTAGGTGGCGGTACTTTAGGGCCTCTTCGGAGGCTCTTTTTTTTATCTAAGATACAAAGACATCTCATCCTTACGGCGTTTTACAAGGCCAGGCAGTTCTTTACCGCCAGCCTTGGTCCACTGCATGAAGGCTTCCGCAGCGCCATCAAAGTCACCACGGTTGTGCTTCATGCGGATGCTAGAGCGTTGGAGATTGCCGAGGCCAACATTGAAAGAGAAGGATACGAGGCTGTCAAACCTAGACTGAGTAAGATCAGCAGGACACAGTCGTAATACGCCTCGCTCAAACGTAGCCAAGTCTGCGGCAAGAATGGCATCAACCTCTGTTGTAGTAAGCTGTCTGTCCCAGCCATCAGGGATTGGTAGTGTTTTTCGTTCATCAAAAGGCACCTTTATATGGTTAGGGTCTATGACATGGCCTACGCCAACTGTCCACAGCAGCGCAGGACAGCGATATGGCTTGACACGAACACCCTCATGGTGCTTAATCATGTCAATACATTCGGCAGATACCTTCATTTCTTAAACGATTGTGTACCAAACCAGAAGGCAATCACTGATGAAAAGATAATAGCACTGTCCTCATCCCACAGGATAGCCATTGCTTGGTCAAAAGGCACACCAGTCTTCCATGCGTAGAAGAAGCCAAAGATGTTCACAAAGAGCAACATTACGAACATACCATAGGTAATCAGAGGCCTTACTGAAGCACGAAGATTGATAACCCACTGTGATGCACCTTTGCCAATCTCAATATCGTGTGCATAGAGTGCCTGTCGTTCCTGCACCGCTGTCTGCATCGCTACCTGATCTGTGCGTATCTCTTCTATGCGAGTCTGTGCTAAGAAGCCTTTCTCGGCCATAGCCAGTTCACGGTCTGTCTGCATCTTGGCTAGGTCTAACTCATGCTTCTTATCTGACCTGTCTTGAAAGAAGTCTAGGAACTTGGGCAGGCCTCCCATAAGGAAGGAGATTAGCGTAGATATTAAAGTAATCATTACATAACTCCAGTCATATTAAAGTAATCATTACATAACTCCAGTCAATTTAAAGATTCCATACACAACAGCACTAGCAACTAAAATCATTCCCCACTCTCGTCTAGTCTGCATACGCTTACGATAAAACTCATCATTAAGTTCTAAATGTTGTTTTCGTAGTTGTGTAATTAAGGACTTGACTTCTGACACTGCTGGCTTTCCAAACTCCACTTCAATCTGCTTATACATCTCCATCTCTGCATCTCTGATTTGCCTAATGATTTTGTACTCTTCATAGGCAGACATGAACATCATGTCACCACGGCGTTCAATTTGCTGTTGTTTGCGCTTCCAGGCAATCCTAGCCTTTGCTTCCTCGTCTAGGAAGGTATTGACTTCTTTGGCGGTTTCGTTGATCTCTCTGCCAACTTTTACCGCTTCTTTGATGCCTCCTAGCGCAGCACGGACTGATGCTGCTGGATCAGACATTTTATTGTCCTAGTTGTAAGTCTGCTGGTAATTCAATAGGTGTTTGTAGCCCAGTTTGTCTTTGTTCCTCGGCTCTTTGTTGTCCCATTTCTGCAGCAGAACCTACAACACCAGCGCGATACATATTCACACCAGACCTTACTAAAACATTATACAAACCAGATTTAGCAATTTCTTTTGCTTTGTCTGATGCAGCCTGTGAGTTTATAATCTGGATATTCTTTGCAGCCTCTTGTGCTAACTCTGGATTTTTAAACACTTCTAAAAAAGCATTGTCTTTGGATTCAATGCCTTTCTGTTGTGTAAACCTAGAAAACAAAATAGACGCTTTATATCCAAAGGATGAAATACGGTCACGCAGTAAAGAACCAACGCCAGGACCAGATGTTCCAATTGCTCTTTCTAATATGTCACCTTCAAGAACACGAGCAGGCGGATTTACAGGAAAAGAACGGCCAAGTATTTGTCCGGCCTCTGTTAGTTTTTCTACAGTAGAAAAGTTATCACCAAAAGCACGTTCAAAAGCCTTTCTATTTTTATTTAGAAAGTCAACAGGATCTTGAGCATCTAATGCTTTATTTAACATTATTCCTTGCAAGCCTTTTAATGCTCTGCCTGTTGGGTCTGCTTTAGAAGCACCAATTAACTGTGATAATTTACTTAAATCTTGGAACGCACCAGACTCTCCTGTTTTAAATACTTGGTCTAGGTCTTGTTTCTTTGCTATTGCTTTTAGTGCGGAGTCTTCTAATGCCTGCATCCCACTGACCGCCGCTTGTCTCTGTGCAATAAATGTTTCCATATTCTTTTCTGCATTAGAAAGAAAACCTTGCAATGATGGAACTTTTGCAATAACTTCCTCATTTTTACGCACAAAAGAACGCAATGCGTCTTGATTTAGTACACCATCAGGAGTCAAAGAGTTAGGCTGTGATAAAAACTTAGTTATTAAACCATTTGATAGAAACTGCTCTGTGTCCGAATTTTGACCAAAGATACGATAGAAATCATCAACATTGCTTGGTTTTACAAGTTGATTTATAATATCTTCATCTTTTACTCTTTCTCCCATCCTTGTTTTAGCGCCTACAATACCACCAAGACCTTTACGAAATACTTCCCTGTATTGATCGTCATAAGCAGCATTTAGTGCTTTGTATTTATTTTTAATATCGTCCGGTAGTGTTTCAATAGCGTTATCAATCTGTGTTTTTAGCTGACCCAGAGCAAACATCCGTTGTCCGGCACCGGGAATGTTAGCAGCATTTGCTTGTTGTGCGGCAAAAAAGTCAGCATTGGCTCTACGAGACAAAGAACGTAAGTCATTAAAATTAACAGGTTCAAAACTAGGCGCTGCCGCTGTAGCAAGAGGCTCTCCTGACGGACCTAATATACTTGGAGTAGGTACTTGTTTTGGCTTGAACGCTGTTTGAACAAGAGTAAACAACTCTGGAGATTGTTCAAAAATCTGTCTATTCTGTAAAACAGTGTTATAAATGTTTCCAACTTCGTTAGATGCTAAACGAGCACCAATAGAATCTGCTTCTGAATCTAAAGCAGAATACTGATCTTTAAATAAATCACCAACAGCTTTTCTTCGTGTTTCGTAAGCCTGCCTAATTTTATCGCCAAGTTCTTGCCTGCCTGTCCTTACAAAAGTAGAACTTAAATTTTCAATATTATCATCGGCATTTTTAACTAATGAAGCTAGTGCTGTTTTAGTTTTATCTGCTTGCCTACCAGCAAACACAAATGAAGACTCAGTTACCGGAAACAACTCAGCAGTTTTAGCACGCACAGCGGTCATGCTATTTTGTGTCTGTGAGATAACTTCAGGAATCTTATCTACTTGCCGCTGTAAAGCCGCTTGTGCTCTAATTCCAACAGTGGGTGATGCCGTGGCTTGAAATAAGTTAGGACTAAAGCCTGGAATAAGTTGTTGAATCTCTGCAACACGGCTTAACTTCTCAGGAATAGTTGGATCTTCAATCATAATACGATTGATCTGATCAGCGTTTACTGCGTTTACAAGTTTATTATAATTCTCATCTCCAACAGCACCCTGTATTTTACCTTTTAAAGAAGTAATAAATTCTTTTCCAACCTTGGGCGCAAGTGTAAACGCATTATATAAAATGCTAGATGCTGTTCCAGCAGATAAAGCACCTCCGATAGCTAACGGTGCTTCAAATGCAGAACCCTCTCCTAACATTCTTCCTATTTCAAAACCAGCACCAGCACCAAATGCGGTTGCCACAGCCTCTCCTGCCGCCTTCGGAGAACGAGTAAATAATGATGCGCCTTTAGGGCCAGGAAGCAGTATAGTAGGCAACGCTTGTGTGCCTGCCGCTATTGTTCGTTGAACAACATCTTCAGGCGGTCCTATCTCAGTTACTCCAAACAAACTTGGAATGCTTTTAGATAGTTTAGTTGCGGCTAGTTCTGTTTCAAATGTAGGAATACGAAACGGCAGTAACAACAGCTGTGCTACATTAGCCGCTCCTATTTTTAAATTCTCACTTAATACGTTTTCAAAACCAGCACGAGAAACACGAGAAGGAGTTGCACCAGCTTCTAAAGGAGTAAAATCACCAGCAGGACCAATAGATGTAATAGGCTCGTCCCACTTAATCGGACCCATTACGCTTTTATCTTGTGCCATTATTGACCTTTCAGAATAGTGATAGTACCGTCACCATTATAAATAAACTCTTTATCGCCTTGCTTTAATCTTTGTCCTTTTGTTAACTTGTACTGATTAACAACATCAATAGGGATATACTGTTGTCCTTCTGGAAGTTTAGGACGAGTGAACTTAGTAGCGGAAAGCGGAGCAATTTCGTCTGCTTTTTCTTTTAAAGCGCCCCTAAACGGAGTTGCAGTAGAATCATATTGTTTAGCAATGTAATCACGAATTGCGTTTAAACTTTCTAATTGATCTTCTTTTGTTGCGTTACCAATATTACCGCTAACAAACAGACTTAAAGTGTTTGTGACACGCTCACCAAGATTACCAGTATTAACAAGCCTATTGATTTCAGAGGCAGCTTTCTGAGAATCTCCAAAAGCACCTGCCACAGTTTGTTCAAATAATCTTTGGGAGAACGGTGATTTATCATTTCTTCGTAAACTAATTGCTTGATCAAGTGCTGTAATTTGTTGAACAAATGGTTTTAACTGATTATTTATAAGTGCTATTGCTTCAACTTTGCCTCTTGGGTCTTCAAAGTTCATTTTAGCAGCAGAAGCTGCGGCCCTGTTTGTTTCATCTTGTCTTATTTTAGCATCAATCGCAACCCACTGATCTTTAGTAAAGGCTGTTACATCTGATGGAATAGCGAACCCAAGAGCGCCTGCTGCTCTTATAATTTCTTGTCCTGGCGCAAGTGCCTTAACTTTTTCAATAGGAACTAAATCTGATATATTTCTAGTTCTTTGATATGTCTGTAAAGATTCAGAAGTAAACTTTGAAGGATCTATTTTACCAAAAGGAGATTCTTTTGCAAATTGTTGTGCAATAGTTAATGCCCTAAGCCCCGCATTAGGAGCAATAGACATTAGTTCTTGTCCAATCTTGTTAAGAATATTAGGGTCTGTTTGATTCTGATTAGCATACTTAGATAGTACAGTTTGAACTGCTACTGCTTCTTGTAGTTGTGGATCAACAGGAGCAGGAAACAATCCTTGTTTAACCGCTTGTCCGGCAATATCTCCAAAACGAAGCCCAGCCTGATATAACCCTCTAAAAGGACCAAATTCCTGTCCTTGTTGGGAAATCATTTGATTACGCAATAACTGTTCTTGTTGTGCTTCTCTCTGTCGAGCAAGAGCAATCTCTGCTGGAGAAGGCCCAAACACATTAGAAGTAGAACCAAATAAAGATTGGATTGCCATAATTAGTTCCTAGTGTATTATTTAATAGGCTACGTTTTGAAAGTTTGCAGGGTTATATCTAGTTAAGCCTAATAACTTATCATAAAGCGATTGTTGTTGCTGGCCTTGCATATATTGCTGGCCGATATTTGCTATGTTTTGAGCAAATAAAGTAGGACCAACCAAACCGCCTTGTAGTTGGGTCTGTGCTGCTCCTAAACCACCAGTTAGTAACATTTGACCAACATTTGATCCAGAAGCGGCTGTTCTACCGCCCAACTGAGCACCGATGTCTAACGGCTGCCTTGCTGCCTCTTCCAGCAACTGCGATACATTGAACTGGGCCTGGAACGGTGCCAAGGCCCGTGGCTGTAGTCCATAACTTTCACCAAACAGACCTGTTCCAAAGCCAATACGCTGCTGTGCAGCCTGTTCTGCCTGCGCTGCTAACTGCAGGTCCTGCTGGCGCCTAGCAGAGGCAAGAGCAGCCAATTCTGGCTGTCCTGTGGCACCTACATTAAGACCAGCACGACCACGACCAAATACAGAGGCAGCAAGACGCTGTTCCTCTGCCTGACGTGGTTGCTCCA